GATAGCACCTATAGTAACAACTAAAATATCAACTAATGCATCAAGATCGTCTACTGGTGTGGTCGAGTCTTTAAGCTCTTGTACTTCTTCTTCGATTAGATCTAAGTATAGTTTATACTGTTCGGTATTTTCTGTGCCCACAGTTTGGTCGCAGGCTCGCATAAACTTCTCTTGATCTCTAAATGGATTAGTCATGACTCTGTGCTTCCTCTTTTAAATGGAACGGACCGTGATATGGATATCGTTGTAACATAATTAGTTTTGGTCCTTGTAGTACTTGCCACGCACGACCTTTCTTTACCCGATACCATCCAGCAGAAAACCAACTTTTACTTTTGGCAGTCTTGGTATAGACAGGTAATTTTTGTGAAAGATCCCACATAGGATTATACATGCGACCCGGCACAGGATACCCGTGTACTAAGTTAGTTGGTGTTTTTATTTTTATAGGTTTAGCCAATGGTTCAAAATGTATGTTAACTCGCTGTTCGACCATCTTGATAGTTTTATATTGTGCTATCTGATTGTTGATTTTAACTTGATAGCCGCCTGCACAGGCTTCTACATTACCAACCTTGCGGTCGTTATCTTTTAAAATCCAATATTGTTTGTCTACTACTGGTAGAGCTATTAGTGTCATTTGTTACTCCTTTTCCTACATTCTTCTTGTACTGCTACTGGCACATCTGGATGCCAGCCACCGATCAATATCCGGCAATCATATTGTACAACAACTACACTACCGTTGCTACCTGGTAGTAATACTAATGTTAATATTGCAATTAAAATACCAAATGTCACTGTGACCCAAAAAATGTCCTTAGCCATTTAACACGCCTTTATAAGTTTCATTCAACCACCGACCAAATGAATCGGCTGACTCGCTACACTTGTTTAATTCATATTTTCCGCAGAACTGCATAAAACGCACACCGACTTGCCCAATGTCTTTGTGACTAATCTGCTCACGAATGCAAGTGTCTACTACTTGTTTAATTTCTTCTGGTTGTGCTGTTAAATCAATTAGCGTACGATTGCGTTCGTAATCATCTAGGACACGATGCTCAACACCGTCTGGGTCAGTCCATCTTTGCAGCATAAGGTTGTTCCAACTGTAACCTTTTTTATCCTTGTCAGAATACGCTTCTTGTAGGCCGACTTTGTTTTTGGTACCTTTCGTCCGAACGCCAGGGAATGCCGAGAAGACATTATCTGAGCTGTCACCGCGCATACACTTCTCGAAGAGAAGCCACTGCGGATCAGGAATAGTCTTAGGCTCCTTGCTTTTTTTGTCAATAACTGGTTTACCTTTGGCATCGAAGATTCCTTCTATAGTGTGTAATTCGTCTGTAATTCCGTTATATTGTTTAACATTTGAAGCAAGCAACTGCACAAAGTCAGTATCGCTTGAAATTACTACATGTTCGTCTCGGGGATGTAATGCAATCCAGCGAGCAATGATATCGTCACCTTCTGCTGTTGGGCACCTAATGACTGAGCAATTGGTCCTTTCAGACAAGTATTTAGTCAAAGAATCATACGTTTCCCAGAACATCTTATCTTCTTCTGCTTGCTCTTCAGTTAGGGCAGCTCGGGCTACAGCACGGTTATTTTTGTAAGGTTTATACATATCCTTACGCCAACTACGCCCTTCTAAGGCAAAAACCACGTGATCTGCTTCAAACCTACGGGCCATTTTGTTAGCGGCCATTAGGGTAATATGAAGTGCAAATCCAATCTTTTCCCAAGTATCGCTGGCACGGAAAGCACCGTGTCTGGCACGGAAGAAGAGATTTGCGGTATCAATTAAGACATATTTCATAATACTAGTATAACAGATTCTACTGACTTTGTCAAATAAACTTATGTTTGATAATGTAATTAAGGATATATTTAAACCACCATGCATGGGCATCTTTACCAAAATGGCATGAATTGGGGGCTACAGTTTCAAATCCAGCATTACGAATTTGAGCATCGTATGTACTGGCTGGATCGTATGGGCCGATATAGTTATTGCCCCATTCCTTTTGATCTGTAATGGATGAAAAATCATTGTTACCATTAAAGAATATATGAGGTATATTTTGGACTATTAGTTCTTGGTGGAATTCCCAAATTTGATTATGCGCTTCTTGGGTCTTTTGATGCCAGTCTATTCCGATAATATATTGTTTATATTTCTCTTGCAATTCCTGCGGAATATGGTCAATGCCACTACCGTTAACTTGATAGGTAATACCATTGTATTCCCATTCTTCTCGTTCCCAAGTAGACCATTGTATAACAATTAAAATATCTTGTAGATTATTTTTATGTTCTGCTACCCAAGCACGAGTAGTTCTTAAGATTCTAGCATTTGAGCTGGCACTTTCTGCGGCACAATGAAACCCACTGTGTAATGCTAGACTTAATAATTTCCCCCAACTAACCGATAAATTATCAGGGTGTGGACTACGACCTAGATAAAATAAAGCACCATCGTCCATGGCAAAGGCATGAGGATTAACTGCTTCGGCCGCTGCGGTATGACTGTCGCCATTTACAAATAGAATCATTGTTTCTTGAGTAGTTTTATAGTTTCAGCCTCTACCACACGACTACGTAGACCTGAACTAGAGAATGAGTGATCACGACCGTTAAAGATATGTTCAATACCACGACTATATCCTTCACGCTTGCCAGTAAACTCTTTGGCTTCGTACTCAACACCAAGTACACGAATATCCAATGGGAGGATTAATAGTAAGTCAATTAAATCTTGTTCTGTTTGATACACTACTACCTCGTCTACATAACGGCAAGCAGCCAATTGAATTTGACGCTCTACGATACTTTGCACAGGTGCATTTTTAGTATCTGGACGATCAATAGTTGGATCAGTTTGCAAGCCGCATATTAAGTAATCACAGTGATTCTTTGCTTCGGCAAGCATAGCCACGTGCCCTGCGTGTGGCCCTAAATCAAACGTACTAAAAGTAATGCCAATTTTCTTACCTTGCTTTTTTAATTCAGCAATCTTGTTAAAAATCATTTTTAATTTCCTTTGATAAGCATTCAGTTTTGCCACCATTCATAGACAAATGGGGTTTGTATTTAAATTCTTTATTATTTTTTATGATATGTTCCATCTTGCTTGACTAACATGTAAACTTTTAGATACGGCTCAACTGGCAACGGTCGCATTAGCTAACCTCAGAAAGACCGTCACCTATGTTGCGACTTTTAACTACGCGATCACGCTCGGGATTCATTGCTTGTTCTTGTTCCCAAGTTTCAAGTACAACATTACGGCATACAGCAGTGAACCAACGGTCAACAATATCAGCATCGGTATCGTTTTTATCCATCATGTAACCGTGGCGAACTAGATCAGCTACAAACTTTTCATTCCAATCTAATTCAAATGCTCCTGCGCTGATATTTTCAGGATCAACATCCATGCTTAGAATATTAACATACGCTTCGCCTTTTTCTGTGGCTATCTCTTTTTCAGTTTTTACAGGAGCTTTTTTTGGTTTTGGCTCTGCTTTAACTTCTGATTTTTTCTTTTTAAATATGTCAAATATTCCCATGGGGTTTCCTATTGTCGTGTATTACCATAGTGTACTACATTAATACCCGGCATGTCAATGGGTAATTTGCGCCATGGATCAACAATAATCGATCCTGGCAAAATTGGACAATATGGTTGGGTATCTAATTGGTCGCCAGTATACTCGTAAGTGATCTTACGATTATGTGCCCATAAAAATACTGCCGGGGTATCTACTGTGGCAACTACCTCATCTTGATTGTCAGCAAGCGGATCAACATAACTTACAGCAAATCCACATTCTTTAACATAGAACCCAACAAGAGTACTGTAACTACCAATACAATATTCAACATCTGGTTTATAGGCTTTACCGTGAATTACAATAGGCAAATTGGATTTGGTAGCTTGTATAACTAAAAATTCAGCTAAGTTTCTTGCCTGTATTTCTCTGGCATGCATGACTGTGTCAAACAAGTCATAGCCGATGTCGTATTCTTCAGCTAACCAACGCAGGGCAATGTTATCACGAGGATGACAAGCGCCAGCATCACCCATGCCCGCTGTCATATACTTGGGCCCCATGATACGCATTGTACTTTTAGCCAAGGCATCTGTAACCACATCAACATTGATATTACCAATCTTCATAGCAAAGTCTTGTACCATATTAACTAGGCCAACCTTGGCACTAATAAATGTGTTGTAGAAAATCTTAATAGCTTCACACTCGTCCCATGTGCCAACTTCGTAGCGTGGGTTATTTTGCATGATGGTTTCATACAGTTCTTTGAGTTCACCAGCAACCCCAGTTAAACTACCATCCTCTGTGCCCAACATAATCATTTCAGGATTAACCATATCCCACTTAACCGACCCCATGGCAATCAAATACGGATTGTAAACAAACTGATGTTTGGGATCTAGTAGTGGTACAAACTTCTTGCGAGTAGTGCCTGGTAATACTGTACTAATCAATACAACTTTTTTAGGAGTTGTAGCATACTTGTTTATATTATTAATAGAATCAATAACAGCATCATGCCCAAAGTCTTTTGGAGTCATGTGACTTGACGGAACAGATCCATCGTAGCCTTCAGCA